TGAGCAATTAGAAATTATTCATGAAGAGTATGCTGCAGCACTCGTTGAGGAAGTTGAGCAGGTTAAGTCTGAACTAGCAGAGCAAGTAGACACCTACCTCACCTATGCCGTAAACACCTGGATGGAGCAAAATGAAATTGCGATCCAGCACGGCATCAAAACTGAGATTGCCGAATCGGTAATGGCAGGTCTCAGACAAGTTTTCGTCGAAAATAATGTTAATATTGACGACGAGAAAGTTGACCTAGTAACTGAAATGGAAGGTCAACTAGATACTATGGAAGGCAAACTTAACGAGCAGATTGAGCAGAATGCTGCACTAACCAAGAAGCTCGGTAATTATATCAAGAATGGGATTGTGAACGAAGTTTGTGAAGGTTTAGCAATGACTCAAAGAGAAAAAATGCTTTCTCTTTCAGAGGGTGTTGAGTTTATTTCTGAAGAGTCCTTCAGAGAAAAGATTCAAACTCTTAAGGAGTCATACTTCCCAGCAAACAAGCCTGCGGCTTTAACTGAGGATGTACAACTAGAGAACACTCAAATTTCGGATTCTATGTCCGCATACATGAGTGCAATCTCACGTTGGTCATGATGCCAAAACCTAATTAATTATAAATATTTACAAATCCACAAAAGGAGACAAAAGCAATGTTCAATTCCGAGCATCTGCAGGAAAAGTGGGCTCCCATTCTTGAGCACAAGTCACTTCCTGCAATCAACGATAACTATAAGAAAGCAGTAACTGCTGTTCTACTTGAGAACCAAGAAAAGTTCCTACGTGAAGAGCGTGGTGTTATGCTCTCAGAAGCAGCACCAACCAACCACACTGGTTCAACTTCCTCAGTAGCAGGTTTCTCAGCTGCAGCAACTGCAACTGGTCCCGTAGCAGGTTTCGATCCCGTTCTGATCTCACTGATCCGTCGTTCGATGCCTAAGCTTCTTGCTTATGACCTCTGCGGTGTTCAGCCAATGACTGGTCCTACTGGACTCATCTTCGCAATGCGTTCACGTTACGGCACCAACCGTACTGCTGGTGCAGAAGCATTCTACAACGAAGCAGATTCAGACTTCACTGGTCGTGACGCAGCAGGAACCTCTGGTTTCGGTTCGTCAACTGCACACTCTGGTTCAAACCCATCGGCACTTCTTGACGGTGGCACCTACACCACTGGTCGTGCAATGAGAACAGACGAGGCAGAAACCCTCGGTACTTCTCCAAACGCATTCGCAGAAATGAACTTCTCGATCGAGAAGGTTACCGTTACTGCGAAGTCACGTGCCCTCAAGGCTGAGTACTCACTAGAGCTCGCACAAGACCTCAAGGCAGTTCATGGTCTCGATGCAGAAACCGAACTTGCTAACATTCTTTCAACTGAGGTTCTTGCTGAGATCAACCGTGAGATTGTTCGTACCATCTATGCAATCGCAAAGCCTGGTGCTCAGAACAATACCGCAACTGCTGGTACTTTTGACCTCGACGTTGACTCCAACGGTCGTTGGTCGGTTGAGAAGTTCAAGGGTCTACTCTTCCAGATCGAGCGTGAAGCAAATGCTATCGGTCAGCAAACTCGTCGTGGCAAGGGTAACTTCATCGTTTGCTCTGCAGACGTTGCAAGTGCTCTCGGCATGGCTGGTGTTCTTGACTATGCTCCTGCTCTCAACGGCAACAACGGTCTAACTGGTGTTGATGATACTTCCTCAACCCTCGTTGGAACCCTCAACGGTCGTATCAAGGTTTATGTCGATCCTTATTCGGCAAACGTTTCTGCTAACCACTTCTTCGTGATGGGTTATAAGGGAACCTCACCTTATGATGCAGGTCTCTTCTATTGCCCATACGTTCCTCTCCAGATGGTTCGTGCTATCGGTCAGGACACCTTCCAGCCCAAGATTGGCTTCAAGACCCGTTATGGTCTCGTTGCTAACCCATTTGCTGAAGGTCTAACCCAGGGTGAAGGTGCTCTCACCGCAGACGCAAACGTTTACTACAGAAAGGTAAAGGTTACCAACCTAATGTGATCCTTTCTCAGATCTCTCAAGGACCCTTCGGGGTCCTTTTTTTGTCTAAATAGTTTGTCGGAAGATCAAAGACAATGTTAGCAGAACAGATTGCGAATAGAAATTTTTTATCACCTGCTGGTTTTAGATTCATTTTAGGTAAGAATCAGAAGGTTACATATTTTTGCCAATCTGCAAATATCCCAGCAGTAAGTGTTCTACAAACAACTCAACCAACACCATTTGTACCTCTTGCTGTTCCTGCTGGATTTGAATACGACGATCTAAACCTAACTTTTCTGATTGATGAAAATTTAGAAAATTACATACTAATCCAAAAATGGTTAAGGGGATTGGGTGTTCCTGATAGTTTCGCAGACAGGGATGAATTTGAAAGACTGAATAGAACTAATGATGGTTTAATCAACCCATATACAGACGGGACACTTTTTGTATTGAATAGCAATCTCAAAACAATTGCTCAAATTAAATTTGAAGATGTATATCCAACATCATTAAGCACATTACGATTTGAAGTAACTGGAACAGATACCGATTTCTTTATTGCTGAAGTATCTTTCAAGTACAAGAGTTATGATGTTTGTGATAAAAATGGTATTTCACTGTTATAATGTTACTATGAATTGGAGTTATTATGAACTTAGAAAAGATTCAAGATATGTGGCAAGTTGATAGTGTCATCAATGAATTTGATCTTGATACCGAATCTTTAAAAATTCCACAACTGCATCAAAAATACTACAAACTGTATACTGATTTTAAATTTCTTCTAAAGGAGAATGAATTTAAATACAAGTCTCTTTTAAAAGACAAATACAAATATTACAGTGGTAAAGCACCAAAAGAAGAGTATAGGGATAAACCATTTGATCTCAAACTTCTGAAGACTGACATTCCAATGTTCCTGGAAGCAGATGAGGAAATGCAGAAGTGTGAGATGAAAATTGCCTATGCTGAAGAGTGTATAAATTATATTGAGAGCATTTTGAAGATGATTTCAAATAGAACTTATCAAATTAAGAATGCCCTAGAACATAGAAGATTTGAGGCTGGTGGATGACAATTATTAAGAAAAAGAATGAAGTTTATCTAACCGTAGAAACAGAACCACATATCCATAAAGAATTATCTGAATATTTTACATTTGAAGTTCCAGCAGCAAAATTTATGCCACAGTACAGAAGCAGACTGTGGGATGGCAAAATTCGTTTGTACTCACCTGGCAATGGTGAGATCTATGTTGGTCTGTACCATCATCTAATTGAATATCTAATTGAACGTGGATATTCTTTCACTGTCGAAAATAATAAGTTTTACGGTGTTCCAAATGATGAAGAAAAATTTGTTACTCCAGAATCAATCGTTGGATTCATCAAAGGTCTTGGATTACCATTCAAAGCACGTGACTATCAATACAAAGCAATTTATGATGCAATCAAATATCATCGTAGACTCCTTCTATCTCCAACGGGATCAGGAAAGTCACTTATCATTTATTCTCTGGTCAGATGGCACTTACAGTATGACAGAAACATTTTGATTATTGTTCCAACGACATCACTCGTTGAGCAAATGTATAAAGATTTTGAATCGTATGGATGGAAAGCAGATGCCTACTGTACAAAAATCTATGGAGGCAAAGACCGTTATACAAAATCTCCTGTTGTCATATCTACGTGGCAATCTATCTACAAGGAACCTAAAAATTTTTTTAATAGGTTTGATGCTGTCATTGGTGATGAAGCACACCTTTACAAAGCAAAAAGTCTGACAGGAATTCTCACAAAATTGCATGATTGCAAATATCGAGTTGGTCTGACAGGAACTCTAGATGGTAGCAATACACACAAGTTAGTTCTGGAAGGTTTATTTGGTAAGTGTAACAAAGTTACTAGAACAAAAGATCTTCAAACAAAAGGGCAACTAGCAAAACTTAATATCAGTATTCTTCTACTCAAACACCAACCAAAGCATTTTGATACGTATCAAGATGAAATGGAATACATTGTTTCACATGAAGGGAGAAATAAATTTATTCGTAACTTATGTCGAGATATTGAAGGAAACACACTTGTACTCTTCAATTATGTCGAGAAGCATGGGGAACCCCTTTACGAACTTATAAATAATGATATTGGAAGTCATCGACATGTATTCTTAGTACATGGTGGCATCGAAGCAGAAGAAAGAGAATATATTAGATCTCTTACAGAAAAAGAATCGAACGCAGTAATTATTGCTTCTTATGGGACATTTTCTACAGGGATTAATATTAAGAATTTACATAATGTTATTTTTGCTTCACCTTCAAAGTCTAGAGTCCGTAATCTCCAATCAATCGGAAGGGTACTAAGAAAAGGAGAAAACAAAGCACAAGCAAAATTATTTGATATTGCTGATAACATTAGTAAAGGTGATAGACCAAATTATACTCTTAAGCATCTGTTTGAAAGAATTAATATTTACAATGAAGAAGACTTTGATTATGAAATTATTGACGTAAAACTCAGGAGCTAAGTATGATTAGTTACATTAGACATGACGAAGAATTCCATGGAGTTATTAAACTTATCACAGGAGAATATGTGATAGGTAAAATGCTTGCGTCGGAGGATGATGGAAAAACTCATGTTTATGTACAAGATCCTGCTGAAGCAAAATTCCATGAATTAAAGGGTGATAATAGAAAAATTCAAAAGGGTATTTCCTTTACAAAATGGATGGAACTATCCGATGAAGATTTCTTTATCATCCCAGAAGAATCTATTGTTAGTGTTGGATCTCTCAGCAAAGAGATAATTTATTACTATAACTCCTGGTTAAATGAACAAGATCCAAACTATAAACCATCTACTCATGAAGTAGAGGTTTCAGAAGATATGGGAAAAATTGCCTCTCTAAAAGAAGCAAAGAATAAGTTAGAAAGAATATTTAAATATCTTTGAACCTCCACATGGTCGATTATAGTGGTTTTGACTGAGTGTGTCAAGTGGTTGACAAATTTGTTACGTCTTGATAATATATCCCCAGGACTGTTAGACTCTTTCAATGCACAAAAAGAAAAAAAATCACTACATAGACAACCAAGAGTTTTTAGCAGCACTTATTGATTATCGTCAAAAAGTTGTTATTGCTGAAAAGAAGGGATTGTCAAAACCAAAGGTTTCCAACTATATTGGAGAGTGCTTTCTGAAGATTGCCACTCACCTATCATATCGTCCAAATTTTATTAACTACATGTATAAAGATGATATGATTTGTGATGGTATTGAAAACTGTATTCAATACATTGATAATTTTGATCCTGAGAAATCTAGAAATCCATTTGCATACTTTACTCAGATTGTTTACTTTGCTTTTCTCCGTAGAATCCATAAAGAGAAAAGACAGTTGGATATTAAAGAAAAGATAATTGAGAAATCAGGACACGATCAATTATTTACTACTGACGACGATTATAATTATTCAGATTATAATCAAATTAAATCAAGAATTGA